GCAGGACTTCCATACAAACTGCGTCCAGGAGTGAGTGGAAAACAACCTTTCATCAGATGGTCTGAAGAACAACAACGCTACATTATCAAACAAGAAGTTTATAATGCAGTAACGGAAAAGGAAATGCTTTTTGGCAATGGAATAACGAGCACGGACTTTAAAATTGAATTTCGCAAACATGAACTTGTTGGACGAAAGAAAATTTATGATGCCCCGAAAACAAGAACTGTAGGAATGGGCAACTTTATCGATCAAATCATATACGATAAAGTATTTAAGGATATGCACACTGGAATGAAAAGTGCATACAACAACGGAATGGCAACATCGTTCACAATGGGATTAGACATGGAGAGACATGCTGACTTAGTAGCAAAACATCTACGTTACACTGATTACATTTTGGACTTTGACGTCGAAGCTTGGGAGGAAAAATTCACAAGACAAATAGGAAGATTAGTTTTAACAGCAAAGTTAGAAGTAATTGAAGAAGCTTATGCATCAAGGAATTTGGAAATACCAAGGAATTTGGAGCTAATGGTTCTAACATTGCTAGATGATTCAATCTTTAGCAATGTTATTTACGAAGACACCGTAAGAATCAGAATGTCAGGATTGCTTAGTGGATGGCCTGGTACATTACCTGACAACACTGGAGCACATCTGGGAATGGTATATTTGATTGTTCGACGTATTCTTATTAGAAAGAGATATTCAAACCTCGCTAATATTGACTATGTTAACAAACATGTACGCCTGATTGCAGCAGCCGATGACATCTGCGTCGCCCTTAGTCCCGAGATTAGAGAGATCATATCAGTGGAAGAAATTCAAGATGGATATGCAGAGCTTGGATATAATATCACAGCCCCAGACAAGTCTCCCAAAATCAAAGCAAGAAACATCACGGAAGTAGAATTTTTGAAACACAATTTCGTACTTGACAACGGAAAGATCAAAGCCAAAGTAATGGACAAAGTTATTTATCGTTTATTTGGATGGGTTCGAACAACAACAAAGTTAAAGAACACAGAACAAATGCAAATAAACGTACTGAATGGCATGCGTTTTTCATACTGGCATGGAGAAGAATTTTACGAACGAATTCGCAAGCAAGTTAACATAGATTTTGCAAAACACGGAATATCATGGAACAGAAACTTCGAAGAGATGGGACTCCTAATTAAACATCTACAGGAGCAAGAGCAAGAGAAAGACAGACTCATGTAGACTTAAGGTGGAGCACAATAGAAGAAATAACAATTGCATTTTTGTTTACATCAATAGGATTGTTATAATAGCCGCAAGGTCAAATTTTTTGCCACACACATTTATTTTTTAAAATTTTGGCAATTTTTATTTCTTCTGTGTCACAACAAGCTAGAGTAGTAAATTGTAGGAGATATCAGAG